TATTCTTCAGCGAGTTCTCGTGCGGACTTAATACCCTTTTGTGCGCGGATTGCGATGATCTCGGGAGCGGAGAAAAAGCGAACTTGCCGCTCGCTCTTGCGCCATATCTTTCCCGCCCAGATGCGGCGAACATTGACCTCGGTTATGTCGTAGCGCAGGGCAACGTCGGCAACGTGCAGGCGTCCTTGGAGTGCTCTGATTTCGTCAACCTGCTCAATGGTGAGTTTGGTTCGCGCTGTCGGGCCGGACCGCCGATAGCGGTCTAGCTGGTTCTCTCCGGGGGTTTTCCATTCAAGGTGATGCCAATTAACGCATCCTTCATGTCCACGATCGCAGGAATGTGCTGCCTGATAGCGCGGTTCTGGCGGCGCGCCTTTGGTCAGCTCACAAATATAACGATGGACATAGATCAGCTTTCCCTTTCGGACGATCGTCGCATAGCCCTGAGGCAAGCGCGAGAATGGCCAAATTAGGCACCAATCTTTATGCGGATAATCCAGGTGCGCTTTGATCCACTGCATGAGCTTGCTGTGACCCGGATTGTCTATCGTGGTAACTTCGTGTGCCATGTCAGCTTTCTTGAGAAAGACAAAAATGTTGCCCGCGCCAAGTCGCATCACCTTCCCGGCGCGGGCCCAAACCCGAAGAGTGGCGTTTCGGATTTGGTTTTGGAAAATTAAGTCGGTTGATTGGTCTGCTCGCGCTTCTCTGCGGTAAAGCCTTACGAAACCCTGCCGATCTAAGCTTTGATGGCTTGCGGATTCCTTGCTCGCGATCCTGAATGCGTTTGGTCTTTGCGATGATAGGAACGTCATTGGTGCGCGTCTTCTCGTCATGACATGATTTGCAAAGAACCACGCAGTTTTCCAGTGTTGGTTCGCCGCCAAGTCCATCTGCGATGTCATGATCGTATGCGAACTTTCCAACTGTTAGACGTGCGCCGCATTTCGAGTTTTCGCAATAGTCATTGGAACGCAGAAATGCGTCGCGTTTGACTTTCTTGCTGAACTCTCGCCTAGGCATGTTCGGCTGCTTTCCAAGCTTGGTATTGGTTGTCGAGTTGAGTCCAAAGTACGCGGGCCTGATGATTGGTGTTCAGGTCTTTGCGTGAGTTGACTTCGCACAGGTCGCGAACGGATTGCGCGATGTCGTCGCTATGATGTTCACGATGCATTTCACGCACAAATGCTCGAAATGTTGGTTCTTCACAACGGATTGCAGCTTGTGCGCTTGGCAGTAGATCGTTCCAGGATTTCTTTTCTCGTGTGACCTCTGGTTCGGTTCTGAGCGGCGCAATTGCAAACCATCTTTCTTCGGATGGGTTGGGCATTCCACCTAGTACCTTGTAGGCTTCGTCAACGGCTTCCAGCGGAATCTCAAAAATCAGTTGGGCCATCTTTCGAGTTTTGACCAACTTGAAATCCGAAAAACTTGCGCGGAAGGCGGCGGGGGATGTCATGCTGCGGCATCCATCGAATATCGCGCGGTTAGATCAGACACCTTGCGCGATAGTTCTGCAAGAAACTCTGTCACGTCCTTTTCGAGTTCCTTAATCATAACGTCGTCGCGCGGCACGCGCTTGATAAACAGGCGCATGGATTCGGGCAACCTGGGATCGAATGAAACCCAATCGCACCACTTACGACCTGTGCAGGCCATCTGCCATTGCATCTGCTTGATGTATTTGTCAGCGATTGCGGCTCCAAGAAGTGTTTCAATGTGCGTCGCGGTGTTTGGACACTTTGCTTCGGCCAATCCATCGGAATCAACCAAACCATCTGGGCTTGCACCAGCCATTGCAATAGTCGGGTGATCCACAAAACCGACAAGCTGCACGGTCACGTCATTACGAAACTCGTAAGCCGTGCGGGCTTCTTCCTCATGGTCTTTTCCCCATTGCATTGCTGCGTTGGTGTAGGATTCGGCTACGTTCCCGGTCAGACGTTCGGCAATCAATTCTGCCATGTAGTTTGCGCGCGACGCGCCCCAACCTGTCTTTGTGCGTGTCACAACGTCAGAGACGCGCGACGCCGTGACCTTGCCGAGCCGAACGGAGAACCACTCCGGAGAACCTTGGACGATTTCGTTCATCTCTGTTGCTTCCGCTTGGTGTTGAGCAAATCAACGGCACGTTGAAAGTCTTTCGCGGCAATGGCAGAGAAGCTTTCGACCTTCATCACCTTGCAGAACCGTTCCTTGTCTGCGCCGACTTCATCGGCCAGTGCGATTAACGCCTTAAGCTGATCGTTGTCGATAGGCTCGCCAGCTCCGCTTTCCTTCCCGTCGTCATCTTCTGCCGCCGCTAGGCCAAGCGCCTGCACGAGCGAATAGCGTTGCAGATAGGTCAGTGTTGAGCCGATGGCTTGGATTGCGTTCTTTGAGCCGGTGGCGTCAGCGGGACCGATCAAAGTGTTTTCTTCCGAGTGCCCCGCGTCGTGGCCCAAGACGCACGTTGTCCGGATTGTTTTGTCATCCTGCACGGTTCGGAAGCGATAGTGCAGTCCGTGCTTCCCCAAGATCGGATCGACCACGCGGGCGATAGCCGCAAAGTCCGCATATTTCTTGTTGTTGTGGCCTATCGCGTTCTTCACGATAACCGGAATTTCTGACTTGGCGCGGGCGATAGCCATGTCAAACGCCTTGCGGTTCTGGGACTTCTCCCACCTATCCTGCAAGTCCATCAACTTGCTAATGACCTCAATCCCCTGACCGCTGGCGACTGCCTTTTCCAGCATGTCCATCGGCGTCATCGCGACGCGGACAACTTCGCCCGGTGGCAAAACGTTGACTTTCTCAAGCGCCGTTGCGGTCATCGGTTAACTCCCAATTCGTCCTTCAATCGGTCAAGCCGCGCGTCGAGACTGTAAGTCAGGTTTTCGACTTCATCGGCTGGAATCATCTGTGCGCGGCATTCCCTGCGGAAGCCAAGCAAACACGAAAGCCTGAACTGCTCGAATGTGCGCGGCGACATTGGCATCGGGTCAGCTAGGATTACTTGGAATCCGTTCTGGTCGCGGAGGGTCATGCTCGCATCTCAGATAATAGTTTAAGGTGGTGCCATCCTTGTTCGTGAAGTGATAGGACCGCGTTGAATGCGTCGGTTGCGTCAATCGAAATTTCAAGCGGCCATGTTCCGCACCCACGCTGTCCGACAAACCAAAAGCGCGTCGCGTTAATGCGCTGTTCCCGTTGGCAAGCATCGCATTCGTACCTACCGCGCTCCTCGATCCAGTCCGCAGTATTGCTGCGCTCACAGGTCGGGCAGAAGTTGGAATAGGGCAGAGTGCGCGAGAGTTGGGTCATGTTGTCACCCGTTCGGAAAAGCTTCGCGCATCGCTTGCTGCGCTTTGTCGCACGCTTCCAAATCGCCACGCCTTGCAGCTTCAGCAATCGCCTTGGCGTAGGACATGCGAGCATCCAAGATGGCGCGTAATTCCGCGACCGTCTTTGGCGTGTGGATTTTGGACTTCATGGTCATTGCCCGGTTCCCCTTGTTCGATGCACCTTCATTCGCATGTAAGCGAACGTGCGTCCAATCACGAATTATTACATTGACAGCAAATAAGCAAATGGATTATAGACGGTTTCCATGATGACTGCCAACGATGTTCGCGACCTTCTCCGTACCGCTTGCGACGGCAACCAACGCCGTTGGGCCGCCGCTAATAGCATATCGGCTCCCTACGTGTCTGACGTGCTGGCGGGCAAGCGAGAGCCTGGGGAAACCATCCTGCGCGCTCTTGGATTAGATCGAAAGACTGTCTATTTCGTTAATGAAAACAACTGTATAGACAAGGAACCTAAAGTTACTTCTGAGGATAGGGCAGCATGAGCACGGAGGGGGAAGAATGAGCGAGACTTTGACCAACGGTCAATCGGAATGGACGCCTGACAAGGACGCGGCAATTCGGGAAGGCTTTGAAAAGGGCCTGTCGGCTCGGATTATTGCTGACCAGCTTGGCGTGACGCGCAACGCTATCCTTGGTCGTGCCTATCGAATGCGAATTGGCGGGTCGGTTGAAAGCAAGCGGTCCCCGATCTTTTGTCACCCTAATCTTTCCAAGCCCAAGACTTTGAAGCCTCCCAGGGTTCGCCACGCTAATGCGAAACTCTATGAAGAGGGTTTTGCCGATCGCGTCAAGGATTTGCGCGAAATCGGCCTGAAGTGGCATGAAATCGCGGATATCTACAAGGTTTCGACCGCAACAGTTCGCAAGCGATCAATTAAACTTGGAATTTTGCTGCCGAAAACTCCTGTTCGCTTTACCGAACAGGAGTGGCATGACATCGCGTCGATGTGGCGCGCGTATGTCCCTCTTGAAGATATTGCTGAAAAGCTCAATCGCAGTTTTGGTGTCATTCGGCAATGCGTTTTGAAGTTGCAGAAGCAAGGTTCTATCGGCGGGCGCGATGGCACCAAGACTCGTTTGCTCAAACACTACGGCGAGCAAGCATTGGAAGCCGGCGCGACGCCAGCCGAAGCTATTCGCAATATCAACGCGGCGAAGAAAGCGGCGTTCACCGCTGCTATCAGTCAGGCCGAAGCAGCTAAACAGAAACGCTATAAGCTCGCTATCGAGAAGATGAAGGCGGATATTGAATCCGGCGTTGATCGCAACGCGGCTATTTTTGCAGCTCGTGCCGAAGGCGTTACGCTTGAACAAATCGCAGTTGAGTTTGGCATTACGCGAGAGCGCGTGCGTCAGCTCTGCGTCATGCACGCTGAAGAACTCGCGTTGAAGGCGCTGCTGACATGACCACCGACCTTGCCCAACGTATCCGAGCCCGTCGCAAGCTTGAACGGCTTATCAGGATTCAGTCTTCCCTTCGTGACGGGGTTTTGGTGGACAGCCTCCCCTGTTACGACGCGCCAGTCGGGTCTGCTCTTTCATCCCCCCTCCCCGAGAGCGATTCGACTGGCGCAGTTCTTTCCACGCAATTCAAGTCCAACGTGTTTGTGATTTTCATTGCGCTCGCATCGTGTGCGCTTGGCGTTGGATTTGGTGTGCTGGTTTCGGTCGGACGTATGATGTTGCAAGCCACGAACTAATTAAAGTTATGCCTGCAATATAAGGGGTAGTTGCGTTCGTGTAAATCAACAAAGAGGCAAGTCATGGGAGCGGCATTGCATCATGAACAAGAAAACCCCGAAGCCCGACCTCCCGAATATGTTTTACGCGAACGTTCAATCCGCCGTCGTCTCAATCCAACAACATACACCGCA